ATGCAAGGCAAGACTAAATGCTGTGCCTGATAAATTACTCTAATATGTACAGTGAAACAACAGCAACAAAGCGAGTAATGGCTCTAAAACAGAGAATTAGAGCTGTACAAGGAGGAACTTCTGCCAGTAAGACAGTATCAATCGTGCTTTATCTAATTGCAAAAGCTCAACAAGACAAGAAATCTACCTTAACAAGCATAGTATCTGAATCATTTCCTCACCTTAAAAGAGGAGTTATGAGAGATTTCCTACTAATAATGCAAGAACATGGCTATTTTAAAGACAAAGACTGGAACAAAACAGATTATACTTACACATTTGAAACTGGAAGTAAGATTGAGTTCTTCTCTGCAGACCAACCAGACAAGGTCAGAGGTCCAAGAAGAGACAGATTATTCATTAACGAGTGCAATAACATACCATTTGACGCTTTCGAACAGCTTGAAGTCAGAACAAAGGATTTCATCTTCTTAGACTGGAATCCCACCAATGAGTTTTGGTTCTACGAAAACGTTAAGGAGCGAACAGATTGTGATCATATAATCCTAACCTACAAGGACAATGAAGCCTTATCACAGAACATTATTGCTTCAATAGAGCAGAGAAAGAATCGTAAAGGTTGGTGGCAAGTCTATGGTGAAGGGCAGTTAGGTGAAGTAGAGGGCAAAATCTATACAGATTGGAAGATAACTGATGAGGTTCCTCATGAAGCAAGGCTTGAAAGATATGGTTTGGACTTTGGATATACTAATGACCCGACAAGTATCGTAGCTTTGTATTATTATAATGGTGGTTACATCTTAGATGAGATTACTTATCAGAAAGGACTGTTAAACAAACAAATAGCAGACATTCTAAGAAACGTAGATAAGGCTTTGATAGTAGCAGACTCAGCAGAACCTAAATCAATCGCCGAGATTAAAGGATATGGAGTCAATATTATAGGTGCTAAGAAGAAGAAAGAATCATTTGCAAGCCCTAAATCTTATGTTACTTGGTCAATTGGACTTGTTCAGCAACAACAGATGTCAGTAACCAAACGAAGCACAAACATTATAAGGGAATACAGAAACTACCTCTGGAAGACAGATAGAGATGGAAAAGTATTAAACGAGCCAGAGCATCAGTTCAGTCATTCAATGGATGCGATACGATACGCAGTCCAAACATTAATCCCAGTCTTACAAAGAAAAGAGTTTATAAACGCAATACCAATATATGCAGGAGAAAAAAAATCAAACCCAGCAAGATAAGTACACAGTATGCCTAGCTATCAATGATAAATCTTATCAAGCCGAAGGAGATACTATTGAAGAAGCTTTATTACAGCTAGAGCCAGAGAACTACAAGACTGCTGGTGTTTTTACTATTATGTTAGGCGATAAGAAAAGAGAGCAATACTTTAATATCCACAAGACTAGAAGCCTATTTGAAAAGAAGATGTTTAGAGACTTTATGATAAAAATCCTCTTAATACCTAAATAGTATGTTAATGCACACAGAAACAATTAGTGCGATAATAAAAAAAATAATATGCAAATAGCACAAGATATATACAGCTATATAACTTCGGAGGAGACTAACTACGCTCTCCCAGTTCAGGTTATAGGCGACTACAACTGGAATATGAAGGATCATATTGAAACTTCTATTCTTTATAAAAATAGTACATATAAGTCAGGCAAGGATGACAATAAGCCATTTAAAAATATTACACGACCAATCCTCAACTTGCAGTACAGGGCTGAAGGATTTGATGTAAAAGATATTGAGCTATTTGTAGAGGATAAAGAGAACTACTACAAATCATTTTTAGTAAAGAAGTTTCACGAGAAGTGGGCAAGAGAGAACGACATAGACACCTTTATAGACGATATGGTTGAATCTTATGTTGATTTTGGTGGAGTTTTAATCAAAAAAGTAGATAAAGCAGTGCCAGAGGTTGTACCCATGCAGTCCATCGCATTTGTTGATCAGACGGACATCTTATCTGGTCCAATAGCAATCAAGCACTTCTTCTCACCTTCTCAATTAAAAGATATGAGGAAGAATGGTTGGGGAGATAAGAATAATGGTGCAACTGTAACTATTGACGAACTAATAACACTTTCTTTAGACCAGAAGGTTAAGGACAAGGAACGAGGAGAAGTGTCAGAGACTCCGGGCAAGTATATTGAAATCTATGAGGTACACGGCGATATGCCAGAAAAATACTTAGATGACGACACAGATGGCGAGGAGTATATCTCTCAAATGCACATAGTGGCGTATTACCCTAGCGAGAATGGAAAACAGGGTGTAACTTTATTTAGACAAGAAGAAAAAGATTCCCCCTTTAAGCTTGTAAGAAGAGATAAAATATTTGGCAGAGCATTGGGCTTAGGCGGAGTAGAAGAGTTAGAAGAAGCTCAAGTATGGATCAACTATGATGTAATCCGAATAAAAGAAATGCTTGACTCTGCTTCAAAGGTTGTTCATCAAACAGACGATCCTTCATTTACTAACCGAAACAACTTAAATGACCTAGAGAATGGCGAAGTCTTAGTCTTAGAAGAAGGAAAGCGGATAGGACAGGTTGATACATTCCCTCGTAACATGACCTTGTTTGATAAATCAACAAACGAATGGGAAGAACACGCAAGGCAAATGGGTAGTGCAAACGAGGTTAGTCTTGCAGAATCTCCTAAGTCAGGTACTCCATTTAGACTGCAAGCATTAGTAACTCAACAAGCTCTAAGCCTACACGAATATCGTAAGGGTAAAATATCAACATTCTTAGATGAAGTTTATAGGGATTGGATTATTCCTTACATCTCAAGAGAGGCAAGCAAAGAGCAAGAGTTCTTAGCAGAACTAGACTTAAAAGAAATGCAAGATATTGCAGACAGACTTACTGAGAATGTATCAAACGAATTTATAAAACAAAGGGTACTAGGCGGGGAGGAGGTCTTGCCTGAAGAGATTGAAGCATTAGAGGCTGAAACTAGAGAATCATTTATGAAAAGTGGTAACAAGAAGTTTATTAAAATCTTAAAAGACGAGATGAAAGATGCCTCTGTTAGCATAAGGATCAATATCGCTGGCAAGCAAGAATACATGGCAGAGAAAGTAGATAAGCTAACAAATGTATTTAGAACTATTGCTACTAACCCTGGCGTCTTAGCAAGCCCAGAGATAGCAGATATCTTTAATCAAATATTAGAGTCAAGCGATATAAGTCCAATAGACTTTTCAAGGATTCAAGCCCAACCTCAACAATTAACAGCTGAAGCACCAGTAGCTCAACCTACTACGCCACCAGCTATTTTATAATATGAAAATAAAAGAAGTACTAAGCGAAAAAGAACTCCGAGAGATCCAAAAGTTTTTAAACAACCCAGCTCAAATGGGGGCAGTTAAAAAGGTTCTATTAGCGAACCTCTATACGAACGGTACAATCCAGCCAGATAAGAACCCAGAGCCAATGTACAACTTTGCATTATCTCTAGTAGCTGGAATGGATGGAAAGCAAGTTAAAACAAATGAAGAGATAGGTAGAGATTTAAGAGCAGCCCACGAAGGAATCCTATTAGTTGAGGGTGGGTTTAGAGATTTAGAGAAGTTAAGAGTAATTCCAACTAAGGAAAAAGATAAAAAAAATAAGGCACGATAATTAATTAATAAAACATAAGATATGAAATATCTAAAATCTATAAGTGTTACAGTTTTTGCACTTTTGCTCATAGTCGGAGTAGCTAAGGCATTAACATTAAGTGGCACACCTAAAGAAATAAAAGAGCTAGTTGGTCAAGAAGTTCCAACAGAACCTTCGTTGGGCGGAGCTTACTTTACAACCGAAGCTGTAAATATAGGTAATACTGCGGTAACAACGACTCCAGCAGTTTACTTAGAAACAGGAAGTGCAAGTTCAACACTCTCATTTAATTGTGATGAAGCGTCGCAAATAGATCTAAACCTTTTAGTTGTAGCATCTTCTACTGCGTCAAAAGTTCAATGGGAATATTCGTTTAGCGACGATAACGCAGTTTTTTACTTTGAAGATGGTAGAACGGTTGATTCAAAGGTATCAGTTACTCATGGTCAAAGTGCATTACAGCATTACTGGACACCAGCGACTACCGCTACAACTACTAAGAACATAACTGTAACCCCAGTTGCTTCGAAATACTGTCGTGTAGGTTTCTCTGTTAGTGGTGCAAACGCAGGAATACTTGGTTCAGCTATATTAAAGAAGCCCTACTAATTAACTACAGAAAAATATGAAACATTTTAAGAAAAGTTTAGGCATATCTCTTGTTGCGTTGTTTCTTATCGTCGGAGGAGCTTATGCACTAACAATTACAGGTTCACCTCAAGAGGTTAGGGAACTTGTACAAAACGAGGGGATGTTAGGTAGTGGCGGTGTCGTAGTTGACTCTCCACCAGCTGATATAAACAGTTCTCTTACACCTACAACAAACAATACCTATGATATAGGTACTTACGCACTTTCTTGGAAAGATATCTATGCTTCAGGAACGCTATATCTTGGAACGCTAGACGTAGGCTCTGTAACAATAAACGAAATTTTAAACGCAGACTTGAATGTAACCAACGCAGGAAGAACTGCAACAACAACAATAGCAGCAGGTACGGCAGGTAATACTACTTCAACTTTTGCAGGTGACGTAGATATTGCAAGTCTATTTTTAGGACTATTTGAATTCCCATTAGATGCTGGAGTAGTAGATGCCTTTGATATACCAATCAGTCCAGCCGCAGCAAATACAACTCGTGAAGGATATGCTTTCTTAATGGATGGCTACCCTTTACTTACACTTATAGGACAAGCAGATGGTTCAGGTGCAGCAACTTCAACTGGAGTAGGTATAAGAACTCAATATCCTTCTTCAACCTTACACGTTGCAAATGATTACTTTGATAAAGCAAACAACCCAGCTACTTCAACATTAACAATTGGCGTAGACAATGTAAGTCCAGGATGTATAGCAATCCAAGACACAGATAGGGGTGGCTGGACATATTTAACAGTAATAGATGGAGTACACACCTTTAGTCAAACATCTTGTGAATAATTAACCTACAATTATGATTAAAAAAATATTGATAATTTCAGGAATAAGTGTAGCATTGCTAGGCGGGGTATTATCTCTAACTGATAAAACTAAACAAATACTAGGTATCTCTTCAAAGGGTATTGTATTTAATGAAACTACTGGAGATTTTGATTTTGCCGATACCAATAATAATGGTAACGATTCAAATACAGTTTTATATATTAAGGGTGATAATGACCACACAGCAACAGCTTTTCACGATTATTCTGCTAATGCTCACGCAATAACTGCTAATGCAGACGTAAAGCATGTAGGAACCTTTAGATTAGCTAGTACAAGTTCAATATATTTTGATGGAACAGGTGA